TTTTAAACAAGGCAGCATGGACTGACGAAGGACATACTTATTTTAGAATGGAAGATTTTACTTTTTTAAAACGAACAACTGGGAACTAGATAAAACTAAGACAGGTAATTTAATTAAACAACTAAAAGATATATTTGTAGATGAACTTAGAATGACTTTAAAAAACCAAACACCACGTGTTGTTAAGATTAAAGCAATGAAGACATACAAACCAGACGTGTCTCATGTTACATACCAAGAGAATCCTTTTTAATGAAAACAATTATACTAGGACCACCGGGAACGGGTAAGACTACTACACTGTTAGATTTAGTAGATCAGTTTTTAAAAGCTGGTGTTGATTCTAAAAAAATAGGATATTTTTCTTTTACAAAAAAAGCCTATGAAGAAGCAGCGAGTAGAGCTGCGGAGAAGTTTAATTTAGATGCACAAGAAGACCTACCTTTCTTTAGAACATTACACTCTTTAGCTTTTAGAACATTAGGTGCAAAGCGTGAACAGGTTATGCAAACACGTGATTACAAAGATTATGGATCAAAGGTTGGTATCAACATAAGATTACAACATGCAAACAATTCTCATTCTGATGGCACTTTTACATCTGATAATGAATATCTATCACTAATAAACAAGGCTAGGGTTACAGAGCGTGAGGTGATGGATTTGTACGATGATAACAATCACTATCTTGATATTGAACGCGATACATTGTATCTATTAGACCGAGAACTAAAGCGGTATAAACAAGAGAAAGGAATGATAGATTATGCTGACATGTTGGAAAGATTTGTTGAACAAGATGTATCACCATCTTTTGACGTATTATTTATTGACGAGGCACAGGACCTCTCACCTTTGCAGTGGCGAATGGTCAGGTCTCTTTGGTCGAAAGCTGACAAGACCTACATTGCAGGGGACGATGATCAAGCTATATTTAAATGGGCTGGTGCTGATGTTGATTCTTTTATCGCTCTTAAAGAAGAAGTAGATCAGATCGACACACTAAAACAATCTTACCGTATTCCTGGTGGACCTATACATGAGCTATCACAAAGTATAATAGAGCGTGTAAACAATCGTTTTGACAAAACATACAAGCCACGAGAAGCTACCGGTAAATTGAACAGGTATTCAGACCTTACACAAGTTGACATGAGTCAAGGCGAATGGTTAGTGTTGGCCTCTGCAAATTATTTTTTAGACGATATAAAAGATTTATGTGAATTGCAAGGATGGTATTTTTCTCACAAAGGACGAAACTCTATACCTGTAGATTTATTGATGGCCATACAACATTGGCAAGAATGGTCAAAGGATGGTATGCTTAACGTCATACAAATAAAGAATATTTATTCTTATCTAGGTGACAATGTAACACGCGGTTATCGCACCGGTAAAACGATGAACAATGATTTGACATATACACAAGAAGACTGCATCGCGGAGCACGGATTACAAACTAATAAAGTTTGGTACGAAGCATTTACAAAGATAGATACAAACACAGAGAACTACATACGAAACATGTTAGCGAACAAAGAAAAGATTTCGCAAACACCACGAATAATTATGTCAACTATACACGGAGCAAAAGGAGGTGAAGCGGACAATGTATTATTACTTCCTGATATTACTAAGTCTAGTGTTGATCAAAACGATCGGGAACCAGATGAGCTACACAGGTTATTTTATGTAGCAGTAACAAGAGCAAAAGAAAACTTACATATACTAGAACCAAGAAACTATGAAAGGGCATACGTGCTATGAGTAAAAAACACGATCCAGTGAATTATCCATCTCACTATAATAAAGGAGGCATAGGTTGCATTGATGCAATTAAATCAATGCAAGGTGACGGTTTTAGATATTATCTACAAGGCAGTGCGGTTAAATATATATGGCGGCACGAACATAAAGGCAAACCCATTGAGGACCTAGACAAAGCAATTTGGTTCTTAAACAAACTTAAGGAACAATATGAATAAACCATTACAAATGCCCATGTTTAAACCAGAAACAGAATGGGTTCCACCAACAAACTTACCAGATTTATCTGACCGCAAAGAAATTGCAATCGACTTAGAAACAAGAGATCCAAATTTATTAACAATGGGATCTGGTTCTGTACGTGGTGACGGCGAAGTGATTGGTATTGCAGTTGCAGTAGAAGGATGGTCAGGCTATTTTCCAATCAATCACGAAGGTGGTGGGAACATGGACCGTGGATTGGTATTGGATTGGTTCGAAGAAGTTTTACACACCGACGCTACGAAAATATTTCACAATGCAATGTACGATGTATCCTGGATACGTTCTATGGGTTTTCAAATACGTGGTGGTATCATTGACACATTAATTGCTGCATCACTGATAAATGAAAACAGATGGGGCTATGCATTGAATGCACTCGGTAAAGAATATGTAGGCATGGGTAAGAACGAAAAGATTTTACAAGCAGCAGCAAAAGAATGGGGTGTCAATCCTAAATCAGAAATGTGGAGATTGCCGGCGCCACTGGTTGGTGAGTACGCAGAACAAGATGCAGTTGTAACGTTAAAGTTATGGCATGCACTACAGCACGAAATATCGAAACAAGATTTGTGGGATGTATTTAATTTAGAAACTAATTTATTTCCGTGTCTAGTCGATATGAAATTTAAAGGTGTACGTGTTGACGTTGCAAAAGCAGAAGCAACAAAAGCACAACTGGTTGACGCAGAAAAAGAAATGCACCGCGATATAAAAAAGATAGCAGGTTTTGATGTAGAGATATGGGCAGCAGCTTCTATTGCTACAGCATTTGATAAGGTTGGTTTGCCATACGACAGGACAGAAAAAGGTGCACCATCATTTACTAAAAATTTCCTGGCGACTCATCCTGCTGAGTTACCAAAACTAATTAATCAAGCTCGAGAGATTAACAAAGCCAACACTACGTTTATTGATACGATATTAAAACACAATCATAAAGGACGTATACACTCAGATATCAATCAAATTCGTAGTGATGACGGCGGTACAGTGACAGGACGATTTAGTTATTCTAACCCGAACCTGCAGCAAATACCGGCACGACACAAGGAACTCGGACCGTTGATTCGGTCACTATTTATACCAGAAGAGGGCACAAAGTGGGGTTGTTTTGACTACAGCCAACAGGAACCAAGACTTGTTGTGCACTTTGCATCACTCTTGAGACTAGAAGGAACACAAACTATTGTTGACGGCTACAATTCAGGCGACGCTGACTTTCATCAGATGATCGCGGACATGGCCGGCATCGAACGTAAACAAGCAAAAACTATTAACTTAGGATTAATGTATGGCATGGGCAAGAACAAGCTGATGGCTGAATTAGGACTTCTCAAAGATGCTGCTGAGAAACTAATCAAGACCTACAATCAGAAAGCACCGTTTGTACGTATGTTGTCAGATGCAGTCAGTAGACGCGCAGATGACAGCGGTAAGATACGGACAATCGGTGGTCGCCTATGTCATTTTGATCTATGGGAACCACACGGGTTCGGTATTAAGAAACCACTACCCCACGCTGATGCGTTAAGGGAGCACGGACCAGGGATTAAACGCGCATTCACATACAAAGCACTAAACAAATTAATACAAGGGTCAGCGGCGGATATGACAAAACAATCTATGCTCGCTCTTTACAACGAAGGTATCATTCCCCATATACAAATACATGACGAACTAGATATATCAATAGAGTCGATGGAACAGGTAGGAAAAATTATTGAGATAATGGAAGCGGCTGTTACACTAGAAGTACCAAACAAAGTAGATTATGAAGAAGGGAGTTGTTGGGGTGACATACACTGAAGATTCACCGGCAGAGATAACATTGGGTGTTTGTAGTAATTGCGATAACTACGTACCCTTTATTCGTATACCAAAAAAAGATAGACGTGTGTACGAATGCTTGACATGCCATCACAAGTTCGAACAAAAAGTAAACGGTAAAGTTGTGTTTAAAAAACTAGACGAAACATACCGAATGGTTGATGCATGAAGTGTTGGAGTTGTAATCACGAATTAATATGGGGTGGTGACCACGACACTGAATGGGAAGACAACGATGAAGAACAGCACATGATTATGACAAACTTATCATGTCCTAACTGTACAGCGATTGTAATTGTCTATCATGGAAACAAGTAAACAACAAAAAGGTATCCGTGCTGAGCTGTTAGCGGCCATAGACTTCCTAGGAAAGCCAAATACGCATGTCTATTATGATTTAGGGGGTAAGGGTCCAGCGGATATTATTGTCGTGAACAGTGCGTCGGGGACCGTGGATTTGTACGATGTCAAGATGAAAAGCTATCGTATGATGAAAGGCAAGATGCGGATGATCAACAGAACTAAAAACAAGTCAGCAAAAAATTTAGATGTCAAGGTTTTATATGTGTAGAATGTCGGATGCCAAAAACACCCGACATATGAAGGTGAGAAGATAGTTACTAAAATAAATTAAAATAAACTCTTGTCAAATGCTTTATTTACACTATATAATCCCATATAATATAATAAATAAGGAGAAAGAAACATGCCAGATACAAGCAGTTTTAAATCAGTGTCAGTCTCGGTAGGGACATACAACCAATTGAAAACATTAGCAGAAAACCGTTTTGAGG